ATGCTTAATGAAGAGCAGGCAAAGGAGGTAGCATTGCTACATAAAATCCAATTTGCAGTAGAAACAGTGGACGTCTCTAAATTCTATGAGGCAATTATTTTATATTCGATGGAATATGATTGCACTGTTCCTAACGGGGTAGTAAATCTTGTTGAAGCACAGGAGAGAAAAGCTACACAAGATGAGCTAAAACAGGTAATGCAGGAAATAGCAATACCTGTAATTAACAGCATTAGAACAAGCAAAAAATGTGAATAAGAATTTTTGCTTTTTAATAGATACATTGTGGGAAATATATAATATTAATTAAAAATAGAAGGGATTATTCCCTTCTATTTTTGTAAAAAGAAATACACTTCTAACTTGTCATTTTCCTTATCGTAAACACAATGATCCACAACGCTTCTAATAGCGTTAGCCCTGGTTAATGTATCTTTAGAAGTATCCTTGATGATGCCTAGAACAGATGTTATATTCTGAAGCATTTCATCAGAGGAATCAGCTTCAGATGTTTTAAGAGAATAAAGCTGTGCTTCCAGAGCTTTCCTCTCGTTATCAATTATCTGCTTATTCTCTTTATATTCATCTATGGTGTCTATACCATCTCTATAAGCCTGTTTTATCCGGGCTTCCTTATCACTAAGCTTAGAAATCTGATTCAGAATCATATCTCTGTCGTTTGTATTGGCTTCATTTGAAGCTTTTTTGAGTTCATAGTGCAATTCATCTGGATTTTGCATTACACGGTCAAATGCTTCATATACAGCTTCTTCAAGGGCAGCAGTCTTAATATAATGGCTGTGTGAACATTTTCCTTTATTGTAATTACCACACTGGTAGCGAGTAGCATTAAGACCGGCCATAAGTGAAGCACCACAGTCAGAGCACTTAACAATTCCACCAAGCCAGTGCTTCATGTGTCCAGCTGCTCTTGCTTTATAAGGACGGCTTCTTAAAGCCATAAGGTGCTGTACCTCGTCCCATGTTTCTTTATCAATGATTGCTGGGTGTTTACCCATAACAATAATCCAGTCACCAACATCCTTAATAGTATGGTCATCGTGCTTCTGTCTGTTCCAACGTACAGCTCCGTAATAAAATGGATTGCTCAATATGTATTCAACTGTTCTGCCTTCATAGGCTGCACCTCGTTTTGTTTTATATCCAAGAGCGTTAAGCTCTCTGGCAATCTCTAAATAACTGTGGCCGGCAACGTATTCTTTATATATCTTTCTTACGATTATAGCTTCAGGTTCATATATGTAAGGTATGCCGGTATCCTTATTCATTTTGTAACCAAGAGGAAGAGAGGATTGGTAGCCACCTCTTAGAGCTTTTTCAGTCATACCCCTTAAAACTTCACCAGATAGACGGATAGAATAATATTCGTCCATCCATTCAATTATTCTTTCAATGAGGCTTCCGAAAGGACCGTCAATGAGTGGTTCTGATATACTTACGACCTCTACATTGTTCTTTTTTAACAATGACTTATAAACAATAGATTCTTCCTGATTACGGGCAAATCTGCTGAATTTCCACACAAGAATAATATCAAAAGGGTGTTCCTTGCTTTTAGCAAGACTAATCATTTTCATAAATTCAGGTCTTTTATCAGCTTTTTTTCCAGAGATACCATTGTCTATATAAATATTTTCAGCAAGAAGAGACATATTATGTTTTTTAGCATAATCTATCAGGAGCCGCTTCTGTGCATCAGGAGAGAGTTCTTCTTGCTTGTCTGTAGATACACGAATATAAGCACATGCTACTTTCATGTTTGCAATATCTGTAGCCATATTAACCATCCTTTCTGTAAAATATATGCGAATTGCACCGGTGCAACTCTAAAAATGGGTATAAAAATAACACCTACTTGAAAAAGCGGTGCTGTTAATGATATAATATGGCTTGTCTAGGGCGATATTATATATAAGCACAGCTTATTAAGTATCGAGGTAAAAGCTCTTGTGTTGGTAGCACAGGGGCTTTTATTTTTATTCTGTTTTTGCCGATAATCCCTGCAGATAAGCAAGCAAATAAGGTGATTTTTCTTCGGGTAACTGTTCAATAAGCATTAAAATCTATTCTTTTTCACTCATATTAATACCTCCATATACTATTGACTCATTTTCAAACTTTCTCTATACTGTTCTGCATCTGGGATATCACATTCTTAATCCCCAGTTACTAGCAGACAATCTATTATATTGATATTGTGTTAATCTTATCGGAAGAGAGTTATATGCTTGGATTATTTGCTGATAATTAAAGCAAGGACATAAACAATAAACAGAAGCATATGAGTCAATCCTCTTTTTTAGTTCCATTTGATTCAAAATATAATTATTTCCTACTCTTCGGTAGAATGACCACCAAGGATTATTGGCTGCACTTACTTGCAATCTGTGACAACCAAAAGGATTTTCGGTCATATAACTAGCGCCATAACAAAAATGTGGGTCACCACTACGGCATTTATCACCATAGCAATAATTCAACTTATCTATTATCTTTCTGTCAATGACTTTCCCATTTATTATAGTAAAACTGGATTTCCATGTGCTAACCAATTCATATAAGCTTATAAAAGCTAGATATTCTTGTGGAGCACTCGAGTATATAGCCTGATGAAGAATGATTCCATTATCCGTTTGAGTATGATATTGCGGAGCCTGCTTGGCAAGAGTGACAGCTTTCATGTAATTTTCCGAAGAGGATTTTCCAAAGCAGATTGATATATACCAATCTGGGAAAACTATGTGAGCATCTTTTGTTTGCGGTGCATCCAAATTATTTGATATTGATGAAGAGCAGTCTGTTTTATCAGAATATGAAGGCGAATATTCTGTAGGCTCATTAATGGGTTGCTGTGATATTGTTGAATAATTCAAGTTGGCAACAAAATTTTTAATATCTTTTTGGACAGAAGGTATATTATATTGCATAACTAATGTATTATATATCTTTAATAGGTTGTTATCAGAAGAAGAAAAAACTATAAAAGAATTATCAATAAATTCTATAACGATGTATTTTAAAGAGAGAAATACATTATTTATTTCATGAGTAGAATAAATATATTTGTTTCCACCAAAGAAATCTATAAACAATTTATCTTCAAACATTCCAACATTACAAGTTATTTGGCGTTCATACTGAAGACCATTTATGTATGAGAGCGTAATATAAAATTTATTGTTAGTTAAAAATTTTGCAGCTTTTTTTAAAGATTTTAGCTCTTTCTTATCTATAAGCATATAAAGCATTCTCCCCCATTTAATGTTTAATTTATGTTGTGTGCATATATTTCAATCATATCAACATCTTTACACTGTCTGTCATAATCTCCATTTTCAATGTGTGTTAATTCATGATGATATGATTTAAGATGTTGTTCTCGGTTTAGCCGAGAATTAAGCACGATTGTAAAAGAATCATCATTATTATTAACAGTGTATGCCTTTATTGTAGGAGGCATATCTGCGTAAATAACATTAGTAGTAATATTAATCATCCCCTTTATTTGACATTCTATCTATCATCTGTTTAACAAAGTCGATATCTTCTTTCTTGACCTTGCGAGAAGCGTCAAAGAGAACTTTGTATTCAGGATTCTCATATATAAACTGAGCCATATCTCTGGCATCATCATCAAGGTAATACCTATCGGGAATAACCTCAGTAGTAGGTTTTTTACCTAGTAAATAGTTCATATCAACATTAAATGTATCAGCAATTAGTTCCAAAGTTTCAAAATTTGGTTCTCTTTCGCCATTTTCATACATTCCAATAGCGCTTCTGGATACACCAAGTTTATCAGCCATTTGCTGTTGAGTAAGTCCACTTTGTTCTCTTATTTTTCTGAATATGTTAGGAAAATCACCCATATAATTCAACTCCTTATGTTACTTTAAATATATAATAACACGAATTGTGGAAAAATCAAGAAAAATTCCACAAAATGTGTTGACACGATGTGTGACAAGTGATATATTACAGTTGAGCCACAAAGTGTGGCATGAAAGGAGTGATAATTTGCAACCCAAGGAAATAGGCAACAGGTTAACAGTGTTAAGAGGAAATAAGCCACAGAGTGAAGTTGCGAAAGCAATAGGCATAAGTGATTCGGCTTTGTCTATGTATGAATGTGGCGAAAGAATCCCAAGAGATTCTATAAAGATTAAACTGGCACAGTATTATGGAAAGTCGGTTCAGTCTATTTTTTTTGATTAATAATGACACGATATGTGACATTATCTATTCAAGGAGGTGAGAGAGTAATTGAGCATAAAACCTACAAATATATAATTCGCAGTTATGAACCATTTATAGAAGAGAGAACAAAGACATTTATGCAGGCACTATCAGCTATAAAGAAAATGAAATTATCAGGTATTAAACATTATGAAGTTATAAGGATACCATTCAGAGAGAGACATCCTAACTTCCCAATATATTTTTCAATAGTTGTGCTAGTGATTGCAATGCTTTCTGGATAAGTGGATTGGTGTATATATCGTAACTGCTTAACAAAGCAAGAATCGAGATAATGACAGGTATCCAAAAACGAAATGAACTACGGCGTTTGTATCTGAGGTACATTTTACCCTTATCACTAATAACATATTTATTAATGCTTTTAGTGGAATTATCTATAAGACCGAACTTATAGAGATATTTACATCTAGGCTTTATACGAACTGATTCCTTTGATATACCAGTGAGTCTTATTCGTATTAACAAAAGATGTTCATATGTTGATAGTTCTAATTCGTTGAATGGAGTTGGCATAAATACCTCCTGTTTTTGTTTTGATTATAACACAAATTATCTATTCGAGGAGGTGAGAGAGTGAATAAGGTACACAGCATTACAGTTGATTATGACAATGGAAAACTAATTGTTAATGGTAAAGAGATTAATAATACAGCAATTATAGGAGTTGCGGATGAATCAACAGAAGGCTGGTTAAGACAGAAGGTAATTAATATTCATAATGAGGCAGAAAAAATGATAAAAGTATCTGTTTATTGTGAAGAGGTTCATCTAATGGCAGAAGAACCTCTTACTAATAGCTCTAATGCTGGTAATAAGCCTTAATAATGGCAACTTTGCCATTAAATTTATCATAGTCAATTTCAGTTATGTAATGACCATTAATAAATTGCTTGGCTATATCAGACAGTTCTTTATTAAGAGCAGGAATTGCTATATAAGAGCCTCTTTTATCAGAAAGCTCTAGGGTAGGCACTTCATAACCATTTATATTTGCTAGCACAACATTTGGATTATTTGGTGTAAAAATTTCTGCTGGGGATTGTGATAAATCAGCCATAAAGAATCTCCTTTCATGATTACTCGGCTACGGCAATAGCCTGTAATTAGAGTATAGGAGCAAAAGAACAATTGCACAAGCAATTATCTATTCGAGGAGGTGAGAGAGATAGGATATTTAGTAATAATTGTAGTCTTGGTATTGAACATATATGCAATATATTCCAATTTACAAGATAACAACATGACCTTTGCTATATCGAAGGTATTGGCAGATGGCATTTCTTTAATATACATCTGTACTCACTGAAAAGAAGAGAACACATTTTATTGAAAGTATTGTCTAATTCATTACGACATTTTTTTAATTCAAAATCAGGATTACCATTTTCGGTTTCAAGCAGATTTTTAACTTGCATTATTAAGTACAACAAAGAAAGGAGCAGGCAGATGATTATAAGAACTGAATATGCCAATTTTGGCAGACCGGAAGATTTACTCCGGTATATGCAGGAAGAAAACATTGAGACTGTAACAGTAGAGTCGGAATACTGGGGTGCAAAGCTAGCTCCTATGAGAATGACACAGAAAGATGTAGAAGATTGGGTGAAAATGAAGGAGGATTGAATGAATTACACATCAGTAGCAATAACAGTAATTATTTGTTTAACAGTATTGGCTTTATGTCATGAACCTAAAGACCGTAAGTAGCATATAAAACATAAAGAGCCATGAGGTGAGAGAGTGAATATAGTTATAAAGATTATAGATGGGGAGAAGATAATAGATTTCTCAACCCTGGATGAGAATAAGAAGAAAGAATACGGACAGCGCCTCAATGAGCAAGGGCTAAGTGCTATGGGGTATGTCCGTAGTAAGGAGGCAACATGAGAGACATAGGTTTGATAATTGCATACAACAAGCGTATTAATGCGGCGGTAGACGATAGACGCATAAGGGACGCGGCAAAGTGGATGTGCAGACTCCATAAGCTGGAACATAAGAACAAGGTGCCGGCGGGAAGTTTCAGACTAAGAAGCATATAAAAAAGAGCCGCTTGGACCAGCGGCTCTAGTACTTAGAACATAAAATGCTCTGCAAATATAACAATATTATTGTATCAGAAATGTTCGAGTACATCAAGAAAAAAATAATAAAAAGGTCTTTTTTCTTGGGCTTGTAATGAATATTAACAAGTCTGCGAAAATAGAAACTGAATTAAGGGGTGTACATGAAAAGAAAAGGTACAAGGTACATTCCCTATGATTATGAAGCGGCTATTGATAAATCTGTAGAAGATATGAATGAGGTCTTCATGGAGTACATGCTGAAGACCAAATACAGGTGTGTCTATACATGTAAGGAGATCCGTGCAGGTAATCAGTTAGAGATAGAAATATATCCTGAGTTCACGAGGAAAGAGGACATTCCGGAGGAAGGACGGATAAGGGATAAAGAAACCCAGAAGAACCTGAACAATAAGAATGCTATTAAGTATTGCTCAAGACTGATTATTGAGAACTTCACAAATGAAGATATATGGATGACGCTTACATACTCTGAGGGGAATGAACCATCTAGCTGGGAAGATGCTATTAAGAATATGACTAATTACATCCGACGGATTAATTACAGGCGCAAGAAGTTAGGTCTGCCTAAAGCCAAGTACATATATGTTACAGAGCATGATCCTGATGCAAGGGTGCGCTGGCATCATCACGTTATTATGGACGGGCTTCTTGACAGAGATGTATGTGAGAAGTTGTGGAAACTGGGAGAGCGTTCCCAGTCAAAGCGACTTGAGGAAGATGCTTATGGTCTTGTAGGAATGGCAAAGTACATAACAAAGGACAAGCACCGACAGAAAAATGAGAAGCGGTGGAACTGCTCTACAGGACTTAGACAGTTCAGAGTTCGTAAGGTCCGTTCTAAGAGAAAAGGCGGAAATGGGCGGTATGTTCCTGTAAGCAAATATATAGACACATTTGTAAGAGATAAGGCTGCAAGGGAAGCAGAAATACAAGCCTGGCATCCGGAATATTCTCTTCTGGAATCACAGGTGTATTACAACGGAGTAAATGGCATGTTTTATATAACAGCAAGACTCCGGGATTGGAGAAAAAGAGATGCAAAAGGTAGACGTATTCATCCAGACGACAGCTAAAGGTCCGGTAATAAAGAAACATACGGCATATATGTATGTCTTAAAGATAGTAATTAATGGCAAAGAGTTCATTAGAAACGGCAAGGGCACGCTTGAAAATGTAACAGAGAATCAGGCAACGCTGCAGGCAATAATACATGCATTAATGCGCTTCCATGAAAACTGCGAAATCCGCATAAATACTAGTTGCGAGCATGTATTAAATAGCTGTAGAAATGCTTGGCCGCAACAATGGGAAAAAGCCGGATGGACGAAAGCTAATGGGAAAGAGGTAAAAAATGCGGATTTGTGGCAGCAGTACTTAAATGTCAGCCGCGGACATGTTATAAGCTGGTCGGATGATAAAGAGCATGAGTTCAGCAAATATATGAAATATGAGCTTAAGAAGATGGAGGCAACATGGACGAGATAAAGATAAAAAAGGAGCTGGAACGGCTTAAGTGGTTAAGAAAAGCCGCGTACATGATGCCGCCCTGTAAAACAGCGGATGAAACAAGCATCAAGGTTACTAATCTTACCCTTCTTGGAGGGCAGATCGCAAAGCTTGAGCGGGAATTGTATATCTGCCAGCATCCAGAGGTAGACAATATATAACTCATAACGGTGCAAAGCCGCATAAATACAGAATGGGAGTGACATTTTACTCCAAATACATCTACACGGTACTTATTCACGCACAGAAAAATATATCACAGTTTTATTATCTGGCATGGTTAGTCCTCCCGGTCATGCCGGGAGGAGAAAGGAGAAATGATGGAAAGTATAATGCAGGACATTAAAGAATGCTTCCTGTGTAGAGAAGCAATGATTAAAAACAATAATTTTAAGAGGCTTCCATCGAATGATTTAGAGTGCCATCACATTATGCACGGTATGGCCAACAGGAAGATATCAGAGCATTACGGGCTTAAGGTATGGCTTTGTGAGGAGCATCACAGGACAGGCAAAGAGGCGGTACATAAATGCAGGGAAACAGACCTGAAGCTTATAAGAGCAGGTCAGAAGAGATTTGAGCAGTTATTCAGCCACGAGGAGTGGATGAATTTATTTATGAAAAATTATTTGTAGGAGGCAATATGAAAAAGGAAACATTGTTACAGATAGGCAGACTAGGGCTTGCAATTGAAGATGGTGCGAATATGGTACTGGATATGTACCGCGTCAAGGAAGAACTTACAGGAGCAGATTTATTTAAGGGAGAACCGAGCGAAGACAGAAGTCATTACGCAGGATATACAGAGCTGTACAAGCTCCCAGGCATGAAAGATATAGCAGATGATGCAGCTGAATATATTAAGAGCCGCTTAGGAGAAGTTATTGATGAACACTGTAAGTCTCTGGAAGCCTGTATTTCTGCATTGGGTAATACTGTAACAGCAAAAGCAGATAAGCCGGACAGAAAGGCGAAGACACCCAGCTAAGAAACAAAATGACAAGAATGGATTCTATTGTGCAAAATGCGGCAGTTATATTTCTACACTTACGATAGATAGGACTACGTGGGGATATAAGAAAGGCAGTAAGTATTACTGTTCGTATAAATGCATGCGGGAATCATGCAAGTAATAGGAGGTAATTATGTTTGATACATTTGGAGAATTTGATAGTGCTGAAGAAATAAATAAGGCGGCAGCAGGACAGCTTGCACAGAGAGATACACAGGCTATAAGGGATATAGCAAGAGAGAATGGCCTTGATCCGGCTGACGCAGAGGACTATATAGACGGAGAAGTATCAGAACTGTGCAATCCACTTATGGCGGCACTTGGAAAAATCAAGGTCGAAGAGGAGGAACTTAAGCCGGTTGAGATAGTACAGGATTGGATAAATTATATAAAAGCACAGGTTACAGAGCATCCTGATATGGCTGTAGCGGTACGCAGAAAGGGAAAGACGATAAAAGGCTGTATAGCAGAGCTTCTTAAGTGGAGCTTTAAGAATTGTTATCCGGTAGATAAGGACATTGTTAAGGCAGCAGGCGTAGGTGCTTCTGTTAAGATGGGAATCCCTGGAATGGGAAGAGCGTATGAAATCATAAAGGCTTATTACCTTGGAGGCGCGAAATGAAAAGAAAACAGATTATAGACTACGAGGGAGAAAAGCCTACAGGAAGACATAAGCTTACTCTTATAGCAGACATTATAAAGCTTGATGATGATTACCTGGTTGTAGACCTTTATAGTAAAAAAGAACTGATATATCGAGAAGCGTATTGCGGTACAGGCAGGTTCAATTATGACTACAGGGAAAATAAAGCCGACACAAAAAGCTATTGGAACAATCCAAATAGAGGAATGATACATGAGGCGTATACAACAGAAAAAGCATCAGGAGCAATAAAAAAATATGCAAAACAGATGGGGGTTAAATGTTATAACGATAAACCAACAGACATATTAGAAAGTATTGAATATAAAATAGACGGATTACAGGATGTAAGAAAAAAGAACCGTGCCAATGAGGAAAGAGATAAATTATTTGAATTACTCCCGGAAGAGCCTAGAATTCTTCAAATGCATATAGAAAGCAAAGTGAATCAGGGGAATATTATATATTACAAAAGACATGGAATATATGCTGATTATCATTGTTGCCAGTGCGGAGAAGATTATACGCTAAGAACAGAACCATACGAAGGAATTGAACCGATACTGACATATCCCAAGCCGGAAAGATTAAAAGCTTTTGAATGCCCTAAATGTGGAGACAGTGCATTGCTTTATCAAATGGGGCATGCCAAGTGTACATACCAGAATTTCACAACATTTTTATATCAGGTGGCAGCAGACGGAACCCTGATTACAAGAATGTATGATGTATTTGTAACAAGAACACCAGAAGGGGCAAGGAACATCGGAACAACAGAGTATGAGCGTGTGTTTATGCGTCCCGGATATTGTAGAGAATATTATAGATACAATTCAGAAGACAAATGGCGTAAAGACAGAAATGTGGCACTTAGCAATGTAATAGAACTTATTGAGGTCAACTATGACTGCATAAAGGACAGCCAGATGAAGTATCTTCCACAAGATATGTATAAAACAATATACAACATACCTGAAAGAATAGAACGAAAGTATCTGGCCAGGTATGAGACTGTGGAAAGCTTCGCGAGATGTCCACAACTGGAGACATTATTTAAGAATGATTTTAGAAATATTTGCAAAAGAATTCTATGGCAGAGAGGCAGTACAAGCAGTGTGAATAAGCATGCAAAGGAACTGTGTGAGATATTAAGAATCAGTAAACCACAGCTAAAGTATTTAAAGGAAAGTGGAAAAGTGGGAACTATTGGACCGGAAGAGATTAAAGCGTTCAAACAGATTGCTGATAAATACAAAATAAAAGAGCAGGATTATGACATGTTATTTGAACTGTATATGAGTTCTAACCAGACAGCATTAGAGTATTTATTAAGATTTCAGAGTGTTACAAAATTATGGAATATAGCACATAAGTATTTAGAAGATGACCATTTTGAAAATCTCAGGCAGGTACTTACAGAATATAAAGATTATCTTCGAGAACGTGAAGAAAATGGAGATGACTTAAGTAATACTGTTTATCTTAAGCCAAGAAACCTGTATGAAACATATACACGAATACGTCTGGAAGCCGAGCAGAGAAAAAATGAGAAGTATATCACTGAGATGCAGCAGAAATATCCGAATATAAAGAGCAGATCAATGAAAATACCTAAGAAATATACATTTAAGCATGAAGGATTAGTAATAAGGCCAGCCATAGATGCTAAAGAAATAGTATTAGAAGGGAGAATGCTTCACCACTGTGTCGGGAGTGATAACCAGCACTATCTGAAGGATTTTAATGCAGGGAAAGGCTGGATAATGGTAATCCGGGATATAAAGGAACCTGATACTCCATATATTACAGTAGAGTTAAAGAATGACGAGATAATGCAGTGGTATGGAGAACATGATACTAAGCCGGATAAGGAGATTATAGAGGAATTTTTAAAAGAATATAAAAAACACATAGCTAAGAAAGAGAGGAAAACGGCATGAATGAAGTGCTATACACAAAAACATTTAATGAGTGGCAGCAGGAATTAGATACAGAGCTTGTAAAGAGTGCGGAAAGCTTTGTGAAGATAGGATATCTTCTTAAGGTTGCCAGAGATACAGACATACTTGCAAATACTGGATATGCAAATGTTGTGGAATTTGCGAAAGCCCGCTATGGTCTTGATAAAACACAGGTATCAAGGTTTATACATATTAACGACAGATTCAGCGAAGGCGGAAACAGTGCAGAACTGCAGGATAGATATAAAGGTATGGGATATGCAAAACTGACAATCATGCTGCAGCTTCCCGATGAAATTAATGAAGAGATAAGCGCAGATTTCTCCAAGTCTGAGATAGAAGATATCAAAAAGGAAATTGATGAGGAAAATAAGATATCTGATATCGAAGTATGGATGGAAGGTACACAGGAAGAGGCAGAAAAATATAACGAGCTTGGACAGGTTATGTATCAGCTTTTGCATGATATGCCTGAACTATTTATCAAGATTGCACAGTCTTCTATAGAAACAGAAGAGCTGATGAATGTATTAGCTCCATCAGGAGAGATGATATATTCAGTACGTATTCCGGGAACTGGTCGACTAATGTTAAGTATTAAGGTTAATACCGGAAGAATAACGATAACCAATGTGCGAAGTATGGATAAGACAGAGTGGAACATAGAGGATCTTGCAGATTTTGTGGTAGACATACTTAGCAGAGCTGATACAGAAGATCCGGTTAAGGCATGGACGAGCATCTATAAAGAGGAATATCCGAAAAAAGCAGAAGTTGCACCGGTGCAACAGGAAAAGCCCGCACAGAGGAAAGAGAAGAAAGTACAGAAAGCCAAAATTGAGAAACCTAAGCCACAGCCAGCAGAAAAGGATGCGGAAGAAGAGCAGATACCAGGGCAGGACAGCGTGCTTAATCATCCGGAGTATTTACCGGAAAACAGCAATAACATGCCGGCGGTTCAGGAAAATATACAGAATAATACGGCTATTATGGGAAATACGACGGAAAAACCGTCAGATTCCTCAGAAATGATAAAAACTTCCGGGGAAACACCGGATTTTGAGAAAGATATAGAAGAATCTGAAAAAACATCATTAAGAATGGCAACAAATGCGATAAATACAGAATGTGAGGACGCTTCGGAGAGTATAGAAAGCTTTATGAACTGCTGGGAAACAATATGTGAGGCAAACCGCAAGATTGCGCTGTTTATCGAGGATTACAGCACAATGGATGTGACACCTGACAACATGGCAATAGAAGCTGTCCGTATAAATGCAGTAACATTAGCTAACGAATTAGAGCATTTGAAAACGCTGTAAACCGCATAAAATCAGAATGGGAGGTCGAATATGGCAATAGGAATAATATGTTATATAGCAGGAGTAGCAACGACATTAATAGTGATGGAATTTTGTAAGGCAGGGAGGAACAACTAATGAATAGAGACTGTATATTGTTTAACGAAAAGCAGGCAGATTGTAGAGGGCTGGATAAGCTGTATTGTGCAATAGAGGACAAGCCTTGTTTGTTCTATAAGCCAGAGGCACTGTATAACAGAGATGGAAGTAAGAAAAAGTATAAAGGGAAGGTGAAATAGATGCGAAAGGCAATTCCTAAGCATACAAGAGAATTAGTGTATGCGAAATGCAACGGTCATTGTGCTTATTGCGGCTGTGATTTGGAATATAAAAACATGCAGGTAGACCATGTTATTCCACTAAACGGATGGAGCGAACAAGGTTCAGATACTATTGACAATATGCTTCCGGCTTGTAGGAGCTGTAATCATTATAAAAGTAGATCAACATTAGAAGGATTTCGTCAAATGCTTGAAGCTATGCCTGATACATTAATGCGAGATTGTGTTACATACAAAAATGCCGTTAGATTTGGTTTGGTAATACCTAACAAAAGGCCGATTAAATTTTATTTTGAGAAATTATCAAAACTAGATGTGACAAATGCGTTAGAGATAGCAAAGGCAGGTGGAATAGATGAACAGTAGATATTTATTTAAAGCAAAAAAGAAGAACTGGCAAGAATTACTAGAAGACGAACAATGGGTTACTGGTACGATAATGTATATAGAGAATAAGTGTATGATGCTTATTGAAGACGAGAAAAATCTGCTTACATTTCATTATCTCGATGATGAAATGTGGAGTGCAAACATATATGCAATCGAAGTAGATGAATCTAAAATTGCGAATGTACAGGATTGACAGATAGGGATGACACGCTGATATGGGAAAATGATATTGTTGAAATTCTTAGCAAGGACGGTCGATTTGTTATTGAGTGGTCTGATACAGAAGCAGAATGGCAAATGCATAACTTTGAGGAAGAATATACAGTTAATTTTGACAATTACTGGTCACATGAAGTTGAGGTTATCAGCAATAAATTTAACAATCAAGAGTCATTAGAAAGTGAGGAAACAATATGATTAAGTGTAACAAAGGAATTGTAGAAATTGAGGGAAGAAGCTTTGGAGAGATAGAAGCGGACTTAACAACATTAATAAAAGCAACATATGAAATTATCGCTGAAAAGAAAGGCGAGAATTATGCTAAACAAAGAATAGAGACGGTATATAAGAGAGCCTTTATGTCGAAAGAGGAACTAATAAAAGAATTACTAAGAACAATAGGGATGATATAGGAGGAATAAACATATGTGGACAGTAACAAAGAAAGATGGCAGCAGTCTTAATATAGCCAGAGACAACAGCCTTGTAGTATACATAAATGAGCTTAACAACGAATCAGATCTTGATGAGATAGTAAAGATAGAGAGGTGTCCGGATGAGCAGAAGACGACATAAACACCTATGTGAGTATACCTGCTGTGAGCAATGTTCTAAGAGCGTGGCAGCAGACGGAACATATACATGCAATAGAAAGACGATAATAGAGAATTATATGCCAACAGAAGAATACTTCTGGTGCGATGGAGAGATGTTTATTAGGAGGGAGTATGAAAAATGAAATTAATAATAGAAATGCCAGAGGAATTTGAAATACATTTTATGCAGGATAAATTTGAAGATTTCTTTATAAGAATCATTGGGGATATGAGTAGAAATGTTCCTAGTTTATGTGGAGTTGACGAGAAGGAGATTGCTGAAATGTTTAAAACAGCATTTTTAAATAGTAAAGTAGTCAATAATGATGTCAATGAAGCAGCAGAATATCTTGAAAAAGGAAAGGAAAGAAATAAGGCTATAGAGGATTCAAAAAGGGCTGTGGCAAAGGCAATATGTATAGGGTGCGGATATCTCAAAGAAACAGAATGTACATATACTGGCCAGAATTGTAGAACTAGTAAACCAATGTTAGAAGTAGCCATGAAAGCATTAGATAAATTAAAGGCAGGTGATTCATAATGCTGACATTACCAATTCGGAAGAAATGGTTCGACATGATTCTTTCTGGAGAGAAGAAAGAAGAATATCGAGAAATAAAAGAATATTACGAAACAAGATTCCAGAATCTGTTCGGAGCCATAACCATACATCCATTATATCCACCAGACAATTTCTTAAATAGAAGCGAATTTGAGTTATTGCAAGGAGAGGCAGTACCAGAGGAGATAAGGAAAGACAGCATTCAGGAGATTATTTTCCGTAATGGATATAGCAAGGATTCTAAAGCAATAAAAGCCAGCTGCAGATTAAGGATTGGAAAAGGGAGACCAGAGTGGGGAGCTGAACCAGATAAGCAGTATTATATTTTGGAAATCTTGGATAAGGAAAAACTGGCAGCAGATGAGAAGAGGGTAGGCGATGAACAACTTGAAAAATAACAATATTAAAGACCTCCTTAAGCAGTACAGTGATTTGATTAAGGAGAAACAGGAAATACAGGCCGCGATTGATAAGATACAAAGAGAACTTGATAAAATGGAAGCTGAAGGGTATACGGAAAAGGACAGCGTTACCGGTGGAGATGGAGGTAAGCAGCATTTTGTTGTAGAAGGCTTCCCTTATCCGGCATATTCACGGAAGAGAACACTTCTTTTAGTGCGACAGCGGCAGCAGATAGACATTAAAGAGAAGATAGATACGCAGATAAACCTCATAGAACAATGTATTAATCAAATTGACAATAGCAGAATGCGGAGGCTTATAACATTAAGATACATAGAAGGTTTATCTTGGGTGCAGGTAGCAAGAAAGATGGGAAAACACCACACAGCAGATAGTTGTAGAATGGCAGTAGAAAGATTCTTATCAAAAATTTAAAGTTTGTTCGCTCTGTTCGTTTTGTCTGTGTTAATATCTAAACTGGACATGATGGACAGCATGATTTCTCCATTATTAAATATTAATACCCCCGGTAAGACACTGGCTTAAGGCTGGTGTCTTTTTTTGTATGCCAAGAAAGGAGCTGATTGTGTGAGATTAACAGATAAACAACGGAAATTCTGTGATGAATACCTTATAGACCTTAATGCCACACAAGCGGCTATTAGGGCGGGGTACACAGAAAAGTATGCAAATACAAATGCATCAAAATTACTACAAAATACTACAATTTCACAGTACATAGGAGAAAGACAAAAAGAACTATCACGCAAGACAGAGATCACTCAGGAGCGAGTAATCAGGGAACTTGCACTGATAGCTTTTTCTAATACAGCAGATTATGCACATGTAGTCGAGAAGAAGATGAAAGCAGAAGTAGGTGGCATACTTGTAGATATACTGAATGAGGACGGCAAACCTGCTACATACAGGACTGTAGAGCCAGTATTGACAGAAGAACTTACAGAAGAACAAAAGCGTGCATTAGCTGTTATTAAGAAAGGGCGAGATGGATTAGAGGTCAAGCCATGTGACAAGGTAAGGGCGCTGGAGCTTCTTGGCAAGCATCTTGGTATGTTTACAGACAAGATAGAAGCTAATATTAATGATTCTGTAAAAAACGAGCTTGCAGAGCTTCTTGCTCAGCGTAAAGCAAGGGGTGAGCCTGATGCTTCTAAGTGATAAGTATTGGGATTACATAGATACACCGGCAAGAGCAGAATTCCTTGAAGGTTCTACTGCATCAGGTAAGACAACAACGGTTGCTGTGAAGTTTATCATGAATGTAGCAGAATCAGATATGAAGCTGCATGTTATAGCCGGTAATACAACAGGTGTTATTGAAAAGAATATAATCAATGCAGATATGGGATTACTTCAGATATTCCCTAATTTGGAATACTGTGGTAATGGCGATAAAGAAAATAAACTTCCACACATTAAATTTAAAACTGGCAGCAGTACCAAGATAATATATATTCTTGGCTATGATAATGCCAGCAAGTGGAAGAATGCCTTGGGTTCACAGTTTGGATGTGTGTGGGTAGATGAGTGCAATACAGCTAACATAGACTTCATACGAGAGATATTCGGACGTTCTGAATACTTTGTAGGTACACTTAATCCGGATGCGCCTACGCTTCCAATATATTCAGAGTACATCAATCACGCAAGACCAATTGATAAGTACAAGGCAGATGTGCCGGAAGAGATATGGAAGGACCTTAACGGCTGTGAGCCTATTAAAGACTGGGTGTATTGGTTTTTCACATTTGAAGACAATATATCCATGACACCAGAGAAGATAGAACAGAAGAAAATGAGCTATCCTCCTGGTACTAAGATATATAAAAACAAGATATTAGGATTAAGAGGCAAGGCTACAGGTCTTGTCTTTTCTAATTTCTGCAAGAGACATGTTATTACTAAAGAACAGGCAAAGGCATTTATTAAGCGAGAATATGACAACACACAGACAGAATGGTTTGTAATATATACAAGCGGTCTTGATACGGCATATTCAACCAAGAGTCCTGATACTATTGCAATGTCATATATGGGAATAACAAACAAAGGAAAGCTAATTATACTGGCAGAAAGGGTATATAACAATGCGGCTCTTGATATCCCCATAGCACCGTCTGATACAGTAAGAAATTACATAGACTTCCTGGAACGCAACAGAAAAGAATGGGGCGGCATGGCAAAGAACACCTTTATTGATAACGCTGATCAGGCGACAATAACAGAATTTGCCAAGTATAAGAGAGAACATCATGAATGCCTGTATATATTCAATAATGCATATAAGAAAGTAACAATAATAGACAGAATAAACCTGCAGCTTGGCTGGATGTCCTTTAACGACGAAAAGGGCAAAGAGCCAAGCTATTATGTTGTAGATACATGCACGAACTACACAGGGGAACTGCAGGTATACAGTTGGCTGGAAGATAAAGACTGTGAGCCGGAAGATGGAAATGATCATATGGTTAACAGTACGCAATATGGCTGGATACCATACAGGGACAAAGTTGGAGTAGAGAACAGATAGGAGAGTGAGAGAGGTGAGCATATTTAATACTATGGCTGATAAGATAAGAGATGGAATAAGGACATGGTTGCGTGTGCAGCCGGCACAGAGAGGAATAATTAATATACAGGAAATCTTCGACTTTGAAGGTAATGCCATAAAGAATCAGATATGGTACAGAGGTGTAAGTGAGGAGCTGTCACAGCTGTATGATCAGATTGATGGAGATAAGACAAGATTCTGGGCTGCAAAATGCTCTCCTGGATTAGCGATAAGAAAGATACATGTAGGATTACCGGCAATGATGGTTGATATGCTTGCAAGTATTGTTGTTGCAGATATGAACGAGGTAGATGTTGGCAGCAGGCAGTCAGACTGGGATAAGATAGCGGAAGAGAACGATTTTACAGAACTTGTAAAGCAGGCAATCTCAGATACGCTCATTATTGGAGATGGAGCATTTAAGCTATCTATAGATACAAACCTAAGCCAGTATCCAATAATAGAGTTTTATCCCGGCGACAGGGTAGAGATAATAAGAGAACGCGGCAGAGTGAAAGAGGTTGTGTTTAAGACAGTATATACAGTTAAGAATCAAGAATACATTCTGCTTGAGACGTATGGAAAAGGTTATATTACATATATGATCACAAGAGGTAACAAAGAATGTGATATCAGCACAGTGCCAGAGCTTGCTGGTTTAAGACCAGTAACATGGGAAGATAAAAGCTTTATGATGGCCATACCTCTTATGTTCTATAAATCAGCAAAGTTCAAGGGTAGAGGCAAAAGCATATATGACAGTAAGATAGATGAATTTGACGCGTTAGATGAAGCATGGAGCCAGTGGATGGATGCTTTAAGACATAACCGCACAAAGGAATATATACCAGAGAATTTACTTCCTAGAAATCCTAGTAATGGAGAGGTTATGTTGCCGAATCCATTTGATAATGCTTATATGCAGTATTCAGCTCCTATGGCAGAAGGTGCAAGTTATAAGATAGAGAGGGAACAAAGTGAAATACCGCATGAAGGGTATCTTGCTACATATATCACGGCACTTGATCTTTGCCTGCAGGGAATTATGAGCCCTTCTACATTGGGAATAGATGTAAAGAAACTTGATAATGCAGAGGCTACAAGGGAAAAAGAAAAGGCTACATTGTACACAAGAAACAATATTGTCAATCAGCTCCAGAAGGTTCTTCCGAAGCTTGTAAAAATGACATTGCAGGCGATAGATACACTTAATAATTCAACAACACAGGACATTGATGTTGATGTGACATTTGGTGAATATGCGAACCCTAGCTTTGAAAGTCAGGTTGAGACAGTAAGCAAAGCTAAGCAGGGAGGCATTATGAGTGTAGAAGCGTCTGTTGATGAGTTGTATGGAGACACTAAGGATGATGGCTGGAAACAGGAAGAGGTTGCAAGGCTTAAGGCAGAACAGGGAATATCAGATATGGAAGAACCAGCCCTTAATATGGAATCAGATGGCTTTGAAGTAGAAAGTTTTTAATGAGGTAGCCTATGTTAAATACAGACTATGATATAGAGAAAGCCTTTAAAGCCATAGAAGATGAGCTGATTGCTTCTATGATGCGCAATCTTGCGAGCCACAGAGCAGAAGAGACAGATATGGGGTTTAACTGGTCACAGTGGCAGGTAGAACAGCTTAAGGCTCTGGAAAAGTATAAAACACAGAATAAAAAGAAGTTCACGAAGTCGTTCAGTAATATAAACGACTCCATTGACGCAATGATATTTGCAGCCAGACAGGAAGGCGGTACAGAACAGGAACAGAAGATATTAAGAGCCTTGAAGAAAGGTTTGAAAGCATCTAAGGTGTCACAGGGCGCTGAAGGTGCTTTTTTCAGGCTTAATACTAGAAAGCTGGAAGCTCTGATAAAAGCGACAAAGAATGATTTTGGCACGGCAGAGAAAGCTATGCTTAGAATGTCAGAGGATAAATACCGGCAGATAATATTCAATGCGGAAGTTTATGCAGCTACAGGCGCAGGAACATATGAGAAGGCTGTAGATATGGCCACAAAGGATTTTCTTAAGGCAGGCATTAACTGCATAGAATATTCAAATGGTGCAAGACATTCAATGAAATCATATGCTAAGATGGCAATTCAGACAGCGTGTAAGCGTGCATATCTGACCGGAGAAGGCGAAATGAGACAATCATGGGGAATTAGTACAGTTATCATGAATAAGCGTGCTAATGCCTGTCCTAAGTGCCTTCCGTTTGTTGGGAAGATTCTTATAGACGATGTGTGGAGCGGCGGTAAGGCGTCAGATGGTCCTTATCCGCTTATGTCTTCTGCTATGGCAGCAGGGCTTTACCATCCTAACTGCAAAGATGTACATACAACATACTTCCCTGAACTTGATGATGAGCCTGATAGTAAGTTTTCCAAGAAAGAGCTTGAGCAGGTCAAGAAAGATTACAGGCAGGACCAGAAGCAGCAGTATGCAGGCAGAATGGTTGAGCAGTTTGACAGGCTGTCTAAGTATTCTATAGATCCAGATAACAAGAAAGTGTATACGGCTAGGAAAGAACAATGGGAGAATGTTGTTGCAAATGGACAGAAGAATGATATAATGGAATCAGACTTAAGTACATTCAAATGCAAGTTAAGGAATGATTCAGATATAGAAAAAGAATATTATAATATTCTTAAAGAAAAGTTTTCACATGGAAATAAAGCCGCTAAGCACCTATTTGCTAAGTATGCAGGCGGTGAAACAATAGATGTATCAATGTATGAAGGTACTGCACATTTTAATACCAAAACAAAGAAAATATCTATGCATTATAAAGCTGATATGAGTAATATAAGAGGTGCAGGGACTACTTGGTATCATGAACATGGACATTTGATAGATGATTCACTTGGTATGGTATCGAGGGACGAACATTTTAAAGAATTACTAGAACAGGACACGTTCCAATATAGAATAAAATATGGAAAAGAGCATAATTTAAAAACATATGACAAAGTAGATAGAGCAATTAGTAATGATTTACAAGATATAAGAAGACATTCTGCTGTATCGGACTTATTAGATGGATTAACAAAAGGGAATATTAAAGGTTGTGCAGGGCATAGTATTGATTACTGGGACAATCAAGAAAATATTGCATCGGAAGCTTTTGCACATATGTTTGAAGCACAATTTGACGAGGTGCATTATAAAGAGATGCAGAAATATTTCCCCAAATCATTAGAGTATTTTGAAAAGAAATTGAAGGAGGTAGCAAGGTGATAAAGAAACTAAAAGATGCAAGAATAAAATTCGTGAATCATTTTAAATATTCTCCAGAGTTCCCTCCTGATTTATATTTTGACCAAGAAGAATATGCTGAATTATTGTTGAAATGCATAGAAGATGATTTTGATTATACAATTGAGAAATATGGAACAGTAGTGCCAAAGAAAATGCCAAGACCAGAAATAATATGGGATTAACAGCCACCAATCGAGAGATTGGTGGTATTTTTATACCCAATTTTAAGAAAGAGAGGATTTAAAAATGAAGGATTATATTGGAGTAAAAGTGGTGGCAGCAGAGCCAATGAGCAGAGGCGAATACAATGCATACAGAGGATGGAAGATACCAAGTGACGAGAATCCAGAAGATGAAGGCTATCATATAAGGTATCCTGATGGATATGAAAGTTGGTGTCCTAAGAAACAATTTAATGAAGCGTATAGAAAATGTGACAATATGACATTTGGAATTGCTATTGAGGCCATGAAAAAAGGTAATAAGGTAGCAAGAAGAGGTTGGAACGGAAAAGGAATGTTTGTTGTATATCAGAAAGCATATCCGAATGGAATCCCCTGCAATAAGCAAACAGCGGAAGCATGGGGGTTAAACGAAGGCGATTTGTTTATATGTAACCCATATTTTCAGATAAAAAATGTGGATGGTTCACATTCAATGTGGGTTCCAAGTATTAATGATTGTCTCGCTGAAGATTGGATTATAGTAGAATAGTCCAAAGTTGCACCAGTGCAACACAATTTAATATTAGTTATTAAGCACACATGGCAAATAAGCTGTGTGTGCCTATTTTTTTTATGCCCAAAACTTAATGGCACTAAACTTTAGGAAAAATGCCGACGGGCGGTAAACGGAAAGGAGACAGGTATGAGAAAAACATTACCTATTAATCTACAGCTCTTCGCAGATGGCGGAGATGGTAACGGCGGCCAGAGCGCTGGAGGAGACAATGGACAGGCAGGACAGCAGGGTAATCAGAATAATCAGCAGACAGCTGGTGTTGATTATGACAAGATACAGGCAATGCTGGATAATGCAACTGCCAAGAAAGAGAATGCTGTGCTTAAAAGCTATTTCCAGCAGCAGGGATTATCAGAAGGTGAGATAAGTCAGGCTATTGCAACATTTAAGCAGAATAAGCAGCAGCAGACAGAACAGCAGCAGAACGCTAATGCTAATCTTCAGAATGAAGTGGCAGCAGCACAGAAGGTTGCTGAACAGGCTCAGATTGAACTTGCAGCTACAAAGGTAGCAATGACGCTTGGTATAGAAGCTAAGACACTTCCCTATGTGCTTAAGATGGCTGATTTCAGCAAGGTAAAGGGTGTGGATGGAAAGGTGTCTGAAGATAATATCAAAGCTTCACTTGAGCAGGTACTTAAAGATGTACCAGCACTTAAGCCAAGTATGGAGAACAATGCTGGCTTCCAGATTGGTGCTCCTGGTAACAATGGAAATGGCAATCCGGGTAATGATGATGCGATAAGAAAGTTATTCGGATTAAAGCCAAAGCAGTAAAGAAAGGAATAGGATTATATGAATAATATCGAATTATCTACAATATACCTTCCAATACTTGATGAGGTGTATAAGGAAGGAGCGAAGACCTCAGTATTAGATGGTGATGAAACAACAGTAAGAAAAGGCAACAACGGTGAAATTAAGATTGCGAAGCTTGATATGGATGCACTTGGTGATTTTGACAGAAAGTCAGGTTACACAAAGGGTTCAACTTCACTTACATGGGAAACGGTTAAGTATGATAAGGAACGTTCACAGGATTTAAGGATTGACCGTCTTGATAATGGTGAAACACTTGCACAGCCATTTGCCAAGTTATCAAGTGAATTCTTAAAAACAAAGGTTATTCCGGAAACAGATGCCGCACGTATTGCTAAAATCTGTGGAACTAAGGATATAACAGTAAAGGAAGAGAATATTGAAACAGGAGCTGAATTAATAATAGCGTTAAGAGCTTGTGCTAATAAGATGGATGAAGATGAAGTTCCTATGGAATCGCGTATTTTATTCATCACACCTACATTAATTTCTCTTGCGGACGATATGGATACAACTAAATCAAGAGAAGTACTTAAGAGATTTTCTCAGATCATACCAGTTCCACAGTCACGTATGTACACATCAATAACCCTTCATGATGGTAAGAATTCATATGGATATGAAAAGACTAAGGCAGCTTATACATTATCAAAGGATACATCACCACAGCCGGGTAAGACTTATTACACAAAAGAAAGTGAGGGCAATTATAAGGCTGTTAGTAGTCCAAGTGGAACACAGGTTGAAAATTACGAGATGACAACTAAGCCGGCTAAGAATGTTAACTTCTTATGTGTAGAGAAGTCTGCAGCTGTAACAGCTATGGATCAGTATATTAAGTACTTTAGTCCAGATCAGGACCAGGATGGCGATAGTCATGTATTCAAGTATCGTAATAATAATCTTTATGGCCATGTATATGAGAATAAGACCGCTGGGGTATATGTATCACATAAGGATAATTAAGGAGGAATCATTATGGCAGATACAGTAATTGGATTAACCTTTGAACCAAAGGTTATTAGGTCAAAGAAAACAGGTAAGGCAAAGGAAGATAAGCCAAAGGAAGAGAAAGTAACAGCAGATGAACCAAAGGAAGATAAGACAGAATAGGCGGTGGTCTTATGGTATATGCAAGTAAAGAGCAGTACCTTAGTGAACATAGGATTATCCCAGATGAGCAGATAGAACGAAGATTAAAACAGGCGAGCCGGCATATCGACTCGCTTACTTTTAATCGTATAACATCAAGAGGATTTAATAATCTGACAGAGTTCCAGCAGGGCATACTGATAGATGTGTGTTGTGAGATGGCTGATTTTGAATATGAGAATGAGGACATGATTAATTGTGTCTTACAGAATTATTCTCTAAATGGAGTATCTATGCAGTTTGGCAGCAGTTGGAATGTTCTTGTACAGAATGGAATTGCTGTAAAGCGTGATACATACCAGATGCTCTGTCAGACTGGCTTATGTTGTTTAAGTCTGGGGGTGTGAGTATGAAGTACCCATGTTTAATACTTAAGAGCATGTGTAAGACAGAAATACACCTTGAGATAGAGCAGGAAGGCAGGAATGCCTATGGAGAGCCTTTTGAACCTATTATTTGGGATGGCTTATGTAACTATCAGGACAGCGGTAAGACAGAATTAACAGTAGAAAAGGTGCTTATAAAGCTTGAAGGATGTGCTTTGATACCAGGAGATATTGCACCAGAGCTTCCTGTTATTACTAAAGGTGATATAACGGTGTTCGGTGTAACAAGGCATATATACAAGGGTACGAAGTGCCGTAATCCGGATGGTACGGTTAATTATGTAAGATTGGATGTGATGTAATGGCAAGAAATGTTAAATCAACGGTGAAGCTTAATATGCCTATGGTAAGGAAGCTTACGGCAGCAGCGGCGACTTCATTAGAAATGACAGCGGAAGCTATACACACGGATGTTGTGCAAAGTCAGGTGATACCAAGAGATACAGGTAAATTGCAGGGAGAAAGTACTCATATTAGCGCAGGAAAGAGTGAAACTGCCACTTACGAAAATGGACAGACAGTAACTAATGGTATTTCAAAAGCTGTAAATGGTAAAGTTATCATATCAACATCAGCACCGCAGGCAAGAAGATTATATTATCATCCGGAATACAACTTCCATCAGACGCCGTGGACAGATGAAAGCGGCAAGAAACATGAAGGAAATGCAAATGCTAAAGGCAGATGGCTTGATGACTATATGAAAGGTGGTAAAAAGCAGGATTTTGCACCTAAAGCATTTGGAAAGTTTTATAAAAAGAATGCGGGGTTATGATGTTAGGATGTTAGGAATAGGTGATGTGAGAGACCTTATAGCAGGTCTTGGGATAGCGGCTGATGACCATGTATATTGTGGAAAGCTTGATGATAAGAAAGATAAGAGCATAGGTGTATACCATCTTAACAGGGGAGATAATGTTCAGATGGCTGTTGGAGGTATACAGAACAGCTCTTACGCTGTCAAATCCATAAGTATACTGATTCATTGGAATAAAAGTGTCAGGGAGACTGAAAAAGTCTCACAGGAGCTTTACGACAAGCTCAGAAATATGAAACATGTAAACATTAATGACACAAATATTCTGTTTACAGAAATGTTAGTATCAGCACCGATTGAAGCTGATACAGACGATAAAGGAATATTTGAAATGGTCATAGAACTTAAATTTTGTTATGAAAGGTAGGTAGAAGTATGTCACAGAATACAAAGATAGCTGGGTATAACGCGGAAGCTACACCATTAACAGGGGTTAATCCGGTACATAAAATTCAGTTTGGAGTATGTATAACTGGAAGAAAGGATTCGGACACGCCAGAAACAGTAGAAACTAAGATCGTAAAAGATGCAGAGAGCTTAAGTATATCTGTAGATGGAACCATTGAGGAATGGAATCCAATGGATCAGGCTGGCTGGGTAAGAAGGCTCATGACAGCTAAGTCACTTGGTATATCTTTCGGCGGTAAGCGTAACTATGGAGATGAAGGAAATGATTATGTAGCAAGTCGATTTATGAAGACAGGTCAGGATTGCAATACATGGGTGTCTATTATATTCCCTAATCTTGATCAGCTTCTTGTACCTTCAGTAATCGATGTAAAATCTCTTGGTGGAGATGCTACAAGTATTGATGCGCTTGAATGGGATGCAAATTCGGATGGAAAGCCAACATATATAGCATATGTAGCAGCTTAAAGAAAGAGAGGATATGAAAAATGGCAAAGACAGATTTTAAAGTAATAGATATATCTATGAAGATTACGAATCAGTTACCTATGATTCGTATTACAGAAGATTTGGTTGTTACTGTTAATAACAGGAAGAGCACAATTCTTAATATACAGGCTATGGCACAGGAAGCAGAAAACAAGGAAAACAAGGATGATATGGCATTTATGATTAAAGGCCTTGAAATGCTTGTAGGAAAAGATGCTTCAGATAAGATTGAGGCATTAGATCTTCCTATTCCTGAATATAAGGAAATGTATAATACAATCATGCAGGTTGCTATGGGAACGTACGGCGAGGAGCAGACACCCTCAGCATAATGAGGTATATTATGATATATGGGATGATTGGGAGCTGATAGAAGCCAGCTTCCTGTCCCAGTATGGCATACGATTGCGAACAGAAGATGATATGTCATGGGCTGAATTCTGTTCTTTATTGTCAGGAATAATGCCTGAAACACCACTTGGGAGAATTGTAGGAATCAGAGCAGAAAAAGATCCTAAGGTTATAAAGGAATTCACTAAAGAACAGAAGAAAATCCGCAATGATTGGATATTAAGAAGAAATAGAAAATTAATGGAAGATCCTGCAAATTACAATAAGTATTGGAGTGACTTCCAAAATTGGGCTAAGACCGCTTTCTCTAAGTAGAAAGTGGTCTTTTTAAATGCCGGAAAGGAGGGAGTATGTCGGATGTAGTAGGACAGATAGCTCTGGAACTTGGCATAGACAGTTCACAGATAGTTAATCAACTCACAGGAGCTTCCAATAAGGCAGCAAAGCAGGCAACATCCATCTTTTCTGGTATGGGAAAGAAAATAGCTGCTGGATTAAGTATAGCAGCTTTTACTAAGTTTACGAAAGACTGCTTAGAAGTTGGTTCTAATGTTACAGAAGTACAGAATGTTGTAGATACGGCATTTAAGGACTTAAGTGGACAGGCAGACCAGTGGGCTTCCAATGCCATGACTAATTTCGGACTATCTGAATTATCTGCAAAGAAGTACATGGGTGTATTTGGTCAGATGAGTAATGCTATGGGCATTACAGGACAGGCTGCACTTGATATGGCAGAAGATGTTACTGGATTAACAGGTGATGTTGCATCATTTTACAATCTTGGTACAGATGAAGCGTATACGAAGCTGAAATCCATCTGGACAGGTGAAACAGAGACGCTTAAGGACCTAGGTGTTGTCATGACTCAGACAAACTTGGACCAGTATGCACTTAATAATGGCTTCGGCAAGACTACGGCTAAGATGACAGAGCAGGAAAAAGTAATGCTTCGTTATCAGTATGTTACAAGCGCACTATCCAATGCCACAGGAGACTTTGTTAAGACACAGGATTCCTGGGCGAATCAGACAAGAATATTATCACTTAGATTTGAACAGCTAAAGGCCTCTCTTGGTAAAGGTTTTATAGCATTATTTACACCTATATTACGAGGTTTAAATAATGTGCTTGCAGGCTTACAGAAGGTTGCAGATGGATTTGCAACATTTACACAGATGCTCACTGGTGCAGATATATCCTCATCAGCTTCTGCAATAACAGGGCTTGGAGATATAGCATCAGACACAGCAGATAATGTAAGTGGAATAGGAGATGCAGCATCTTCTACAGCAAAGCAGATAGAGAAATCGCTGGCCGGATTTGACCAGATAGAAAAACTTTCAGAGCCGACGGACAGCAGTAGTTCTAGTGGAGGTGGCACATCTTCAGGTGGTCTTGGTATAGACACAGGAGTAACAGCAGAATCAACAAATGTATCAAGTGCAATATCAGATATGTCATCTAAAGTTAAAAAGGCATTAGAGCCACTTAAGTCAATATCATTTGATAACCTGATAACATCACTTGATAATTTAAAAGAATCAGCGCAACCACTGACAGAAAAGTTATTTTCAGGTTTGGAATGGGCTTGGACAAATATATTTGTACCATTAGCTACATGGACAATTGAAGATGCGTTACCAGCTTTTTTAGATGTTTTATCAGCAGGGCTTGATGTATTGAACAGTGCATTAGATGCACTAAAGCCATTATGGGACTGGGCGTGGGATAATTTCCTAGAGCCGGTAGCAGAATGGACTGGTGGAATGATAGTTGATATCTTAAAAGATTTGGCAGCAGCTCTGGAAGGAATATCAACCTGGATTAGCAATAACCAAGGACCATTTGACGCAATAGTTGTAACGATATTAGCATTTGCAGCGGCTTGGAAAGCTGTAGAATTAGCTGAGTTTATAACAAATGCGGGTGGTGTAATAGGGATTATAAAGAGCCTTACTACAACTTTATATGCATGTACAATTGCAAAGGTAGCAGATAAAGCTGAAACATTAGCAATATGTGCACTATATGCAAAAGATTTTATTGTTGGAATAGGGCAAACAATTGCGAAATTGGCTTCTTCCGCGGCAGCATGGGTAGCTGATACAGCAGCAAAAGTTGCTAATACTGCAGCAACAGCGGCACACACAGCAGCAACTTGGCTTGCTACGGCAGCCACAACAGCATTTGGTGTGGCAATGTCTATATTAACAAGCCCGATTACACTTGTAATTGCAGCTTTGGCAGCGTTAGGACTTGGAATATATGAACTGGTAAAGCACTGGGATACAGTAAAAGAGGCAGCAGGAATATGTTGGGACTGGATTGTAGATAAGTGGCAGTCTGCCGGAGAATGGTTTTCGGGTATCTGGGAGAGTATAACATCAGCCTTTTCTAAATTTGACGACTGGCTGCAGAATATCTTTAATATGGATTTCTCAAAGAGCTTCGGTTCATTGGGCGACATTATGAATGCATATGTTGCTAATGTGAAAAATATATTCGGAGATATTAAGAACATATTTGGCGGCTTGATTGATTTTATCACAGGAATTTTTTCAGGAGATTGGGAAAAAGCGTGGAATGGAATAATAGATACATTTAGCGGGATTTTTTCTTTACTGGCAGATGTTGCGAAAGCACCACTCAATCTTGTTATTGGATTTATTAACGGACTGATTACAGGTGTTCAATCTGGCATAAATGCAATAGTAAGGTCTGTAAATAAGCTTAGCTTTAAAGTACCAAACTGGGTACCGGGCATAGGTGGCGAAGATTTTGGATTCCATTTACCGGAAGCCGACTTCTCCAAGATTCCATACCTTGCACAAGGTGGATATGTTAAGCCTAATACCCCACAGCTTGCCATGATTGGCGATAACAGGCATCAGGGCGAAGTTGTAGCACCAGAAGATAAGCTTCTTGATATGGCACAGAAGGCAGCAGCTATGGCATCCAGTGCAGAGTTATTGGCAGAGGCTATAAGTATTCTTAAGCAGATACTTAAGATACTTGAAACACTGGACCTTGATATACAACTAGATGGAAAGAGCCTTAAAAAATATGTAGTTGATAAGATTAACGAGCATACAAAGCAGACAGGAAAATGTGAGATTATAACTTAACAAGGATGTGATGAATTGATACTAAGATGTGACAATCAGGAGCTTCCGGCTCCTGTGTCCATCAAGGTGGATGATGAGATTATATGGTCTTCTTCTACAGGACGAGCACTTGACGGAACAATGTTGGGTGATGTTGTCGCTGAAAAGAAGACCTTATCTATTAATTGGGGAATATTGAAGGAAGATGAGATGGCACTTATTAAGAACAAACTCATCGCCGGATTCTTTCCAATAACATTCCATGACGATGGACAGGATATAACAATAACAAGCTATAGAGGTACATTGAGTAAAGAGGTGCTGGGTGATATAGGGGACGGTAACTATTACTACAGAAGTGCCAGTGTATCTATAATACAGCAGTAAGGAGCAGAACATGAAAAAGACAATGACTATTAAACAGATTGATAATAGTGCAACAATGCTTAAGAATTTACAGGGTTTAAGAAAGCATTGGCCTGTAAAAGTAAACTATGCGATTGCAAAGAACCTTAAGACATTGTTAGGAGAAGTAGATATTTTTGTTACACAGAGAACTGAAGTAATACAGAACAATGTGCTTAAAGATGAAAATGGGAATGCTGTCATGGATGGAGATTCTTACCAGTTCCCAGAAGGTAAAGAGCAGGAAGTTGTAAAAGAGATTGATGAGATGTACAACATGGAAACGGATGTTGATGTACATATGATTAAGATGGAAGACATATCTGTATGTGATTCTGACAGCAGATATGATGGAACTACATTAGAGGATATTGCGGCCATTGAATTTATGATCGAGGATTAAGCTTATGTATAATAATGTATCAGAGCAATTTGCAACAACAATTAGATCACCATCGCGAACATTTAACTTACGATTAAAGATAAATGGTAAGTGGATTGACGCTGGCTTTAAAAAGATGAGCTATGAGACCGCTTCCACATCTGATGAGGGTATACAGATAGGTTCGGCTGTTGCAGCTAAGATAGAATTGACAGTAAAAAGAATAAATGAGTTGTTTGAAAACACAGAGATTCCTATAGAAATAGGATTAAAACTGCCAAGTGGGAAGTATGAATATATTCCGCTTGGCTTTTTTACTGCAGAACATCCAACGCTTGACCAGGCAACCACAACATTTACGGCTTACGACAGAATGATGAAGACCACAGGTGTATATGTATCTGAATTGACATATCCCGCAAGTGCAGAATCTGTTTTAAAAGAGATAAGTACTGGATGTGACGTTCCCTGTAATGTATCTGGCTTGAATGGAATAACTATTGATACTGCACCGGTAGGATATACCTATCGTGAGGTTATCGGATATATCGCTTCTTTAGCTGGAGGTTTTGCTTGCGTAGACAGAACTGGAACAATTGTTATTAAGTGGTATGAGGATAATGACTATACGATAAATGAATCCCGGATAATGACATTTGAAAAGAATGAGAGTGATTACCATTTAGATTATCTCACATGTAATGTTGACAGTAATACTTCTTTTACAGCAGGAAGTGGAACTTTGGGAATAATATTTGATAATCCGCTTATGACAGAAGAAAAGCTTAACTCTGTGTATAAGAAAGTAAGAGAATTTGCGTATAGAGGCGCAAGCTTAAAGACGCTAGGAGATATTCGACTGGATCCATGGGATATTGTAACTGTTGAAGAATTAGGTGAGACTTATAAGGTTCCGATTATGAATATAACTCAGGAATATGATGGCGGTCTTGCTATGACTATTACAGCTTATGGCAAAACAGAAACTGAAACAGAGACAGATTATAAAGGACCATCTACTAAGCTTGCAGAACGAACATATGCGGAAATGATGCTTACTAAGGAACTGGTTTCTAAAAAGGTAGATGCAGAATGGGTTAAGGCTAATACGGTAACTGCAGAGACTATTGTGTCTGTAAACAATGAGCTGCAGAATATTAAGAATAATTACCTTAAATCTAATGAGGCAGACATAAAGTTTGCAACAATAGAAGAAGAAAAGGTAATAAAATCTGACATAGAGCAGCTTAATGTTAAATATGAGAAAGTAGGCATATTAGATGGTGATGTTGCTGGTATTAAAACATTAATGTTTGGCTCTTCCACTGGCGAAAGCATTACTACAGATTTTGCAAATAGTGTTGTGAGCATGATAGGTACAGCACAAATAAAGGACTCTATGATAGATTCTTTAGATGCAAAGAAAATAAAGGCCCTGGACATTGATACCACAGATGTTGCAGTACATAGCAAAGACGGTTTGAGTAGATGGTCTGATAATACGATACAGATAAGTGATTCTAAGCGTGTTCGCGTTCAGATAGGTAAAGATACATCTGGAGACTATAACATGTATGTGTGGGATGTAAAGGGCAACCTGATGTTTGACGCGCTAGGTCTTACAGAACAGGGAGTTCAACGTGAGATAATCCGCAACGACATGGTAAAAGAAAATGCAAATATATCTGCTGGAAAACTGGATATAGCAAGCCTTTTTAGTGTTATTAATGATGATGGTACACATACGCTTAAGAGCAACAAGATATATCTGGATGATGCAGCACAGACACTTAATGTTCTTCTGCAAGATATAAGAACCGGTTCTGGAAAGGATTATTCCGAATGGGGAAGCTTATTAAAGCAGTCTGATGATTTTATAACACAAAAGTTATGGTGGACTGAGAACATAGACGGAACTAGTGTTAAGGAGAAGTTTTCCAATGTAAACCAGACGCTGCAGGAATATAGTGTAAGTTTATCTAATATGGCCAAGTATGACGATGAAATATACCTGATATCTTATGTGCCAACAAAGGATAATTATCCGGCTTGGGATTGGGGTGTTCCTGTGTATCCGGCTGATACACAGTTTCCACGCGAAGAAACATGGCAGTACAACGATACTGAGTGGGATAAGTATATTGGAAAGGTTGCTTACTGGGAGAACGAAGGCAGAGCATGGCGGTTCATCCGCAATGAGGATGGAAGCCATGGTTGGAAAGATATTCCTAATTCGGAAACAGCTTATATGCTGAAGCAAAATTCTGCATTAAGAATCAATCTTGATAGCATAAGTAGCAGTTTGTCATTAACTCAGCAGGATTTAAAGGGCAATTATAGTACAACAACGCAGATGAATAACGCTATAACACAAGCAATAACTAAGGAAAGTAATAGTATTAAGCTAGAAGTATCTGGCACCTATGCAACTAAAAATGATATTAATAATCTACAAATTGGTGGAGTCAATAGATTCATAAAAAGCACTGTAACTCCTAATAAGTATATAACAGCCACTGGCATAATAACAGATGGCGGTAACTATTGGGATTTGACGGACTACATAGATGTGTCTAAGTGGAAAAACTATGTAGCGAGTGGATGGACCAATCTGGGTAATGCACCGGCTACTTGTTTTTATGACAGCAATAAAAAGTTTATCAGCGGAGTAGCAGATAAATCTACTGGAGTAAGAGGTTCTCTGCCAGTTCCTTCTAATGCTGCATATATGCGTTTTAGCTTTGCACATGTAGATACAAACAAGCTAAAAATAGAAAAGGGTACAAAAGCTACAGATTATTCTCCAGCACCAGAAGATATTGATGTTAAGTTTAACAATTATGCTACAACAGCAAGCCTTGAAGCATACATTAAGAAAGACCCAACGACAGGGGAACTTAAATCTGCAATTGAAGCTATTGCAGATGATATAACACTTAATGCAAGTGGAACAATTAATATTAGTGGTAATAAGTCTGTTAATATCAATGGTAATCTGTTCACGCTTACATCTACTAATACTACTATTTCAGCAGATGGTTCGATAGACTGTAAGAAGCTAAAAGCTGTTAATGCTGATTTAGAAGGCACATTTAAAAATGTAAATGTAACTGAAGAAGGTATTACAATGACCACTACTCTTATTGGTGGTGAATACCTTATGAAAAGTAGCACTGGCGCCTATCTGAAAATACAAGGACATTTTATAAATCTGTCAAACGAAGACGGAACAAGAAATGCTGTAAGCATTCGCCGTGATGGAATATATGTTGATGATTATTATTATATCAGAAGCGGTGATGCATATTATAACTTAATGGATTGGATACGACATAGTGAGACAGCTGGTACGGTAGATATAAGTGGAAATAACTGTTATATAGAGGGTTATTACTATATAAGGCACCATGGTGAATGGTGGAAATTAGAAGACTATGTCAAAGACATAGCAAATAATTAATATAAATCCGCACAGCGGTAGAAAGGAAAACAATATGTTAAATACAACAAAGAATACATCAATGAATGGAAATAGTTCTATAGAGGAAAAGGCTGTAGTTACATTTTCAGCCAGCATACCTTCCGCAGGTGAGATAACTATTAATAAGAGAATTGCAGACAGAAGAGCATATATTGAGAATCAAGAAGAATGCGATACAGATTTTGCTAATTTTGAAGCAGAGGTGATGGCAGCACTTAAGGAGATGTAATTATGAGTTTAACAGGATTTATTTCTTACAAAAGAGTAGGTTGGACGGGGCAAACACCGTGGAACCCAACAAACCTTAACATAATGGATAAGGGAATTAAAGATAACAATGACATGATTGCGAATCTCAGAAGCGAGGTAAGTGCACTAAACAGCAATATTGACGTTAAAAACTCTTTTTGCAAAAATGTTGCAAGTATAAATGGTACTCTTGAAGGTTATGGCTATAATTATTGCTATTATAATAAATCTACCAAAACAGGGATTTTATACTTTGCTTCAAAAATTGAAACACCAGATTCTGCACAGAATAATTTTACCGGATATTATGATGTGACAACAGTCCTTAAGAATATGGGTATTACTAGCTTTAATAAAATATTGGAAAGTAATTATACTCCATACGATTCCACAGGTATAGTTCGATATAAATTGGTCGGATATGGAACGACATTATTATATAATTCTGCAAATCAGAATTATGCTTTTGCTCGATATTATACAAAAGACGGTAATAAAGGAGCGTGGGCAACTACTGAATTTAAGAAAGGCGATTATATTACAGGTACGCTTATATTTAGTTAAGTTTCAGATACTGCCTTAGTAATTGCACCATCATATTTAATATTATTACTGTTTTGTGAACATATAACAAGAGAAAAATTGAAGTTGCACCAGTGCAACAGAAAGGATATTGACTTATGGAAAAATTAAAAGTAATTGTAACAGCGGTGTGGAGCATTATATTAAGTGCCCTGGGAATTTTGGCAATTCCAGTATTATTATTGGTAACATGTAATCTAATAGATTATTTCACAGGTATTGCGGCTTCTAAATTTAGAAAGCAGCAGATAGATAGTTATAAAGGAATAAGAGGGATTGCAAAGAAAATATGTATGTGGCTTTTGGTGGGAGTTGGTGTGATAGTAGACCGGCTCCTTTCTTATTCTGCAGGTGTTATTGGAATAACATTGCCATTTACATTTTTAGTGGCTTGCGTTGTAGCAATATGGCTAATCTGCAATGAAATTATAAGTATCTTAGAAAACATAAATGATATTGGAGTAACACTTCCACCATTCTTGCAGCCTATTGTTAAGAATTTAAAGAGTCAGGTAGAACAGAAAACAACAATTGATAATCAGGAGGATAAATAATATGAGTATTAGAGGAGTTGACATCAGCGATAACAACGGAACACTTAACTGGGACATTATCAAGGAGCAAATTGATTTTGCAATTATTAGGGTAGGATATGGCTCTAATTATGAATCACAGGACGATAAGCAGGCTGTAAGAAATATGCAGGAGCTTGAAAGAATTGGTAAACCATATGCTGTGTATCTTTATAGTTATGCGCTCAACGAAGATGAGGCACATAGTGAAGCTGCACATATCTTAAGAATGATTGCTGGCTATAATCCAGCATTAGGTATTTATCTGGATATGGAAGATGCAGATGGATACAAAGTAAGAAACAACAAAGATCCTCGCACTAATGGAGAAGCATACACTAGATATTGCCAGATTGTTATGGATGATTTAAAAGCGGCTGGCTTTGAGGTTGTAGGCACATATGCTAACCTTGACTGGTTCTCTAATATCTTAGATAGGGAAGCACTTACAGATAAGAAGTGGCTTGCTATCTGGGGACCTGATAATTGTCCGGTAGATTGGGCTGAAATCTGGCAGGATAGTGCGGACGGTTGCATAGATGGTTCGTCTGCAAGGACAGACACAGACATCTATATGAATGAAGAGACATTTAATACTTATGCAAAGGCTAATACACCGGAATATGAGCCAGAAGAACCTATCCCAGAAAGAGATATAGAAGATGTGGGTACAATGTACCACGAAGGAAATCACGTTTGTTACAATAGAATCTATTATACAGCCGGCGACTGGACAGATGGAGCAACACCGTATTATACAGATGGAGTTATAACACATGTATATAAAGGAACTAGACACCCTTACCTTATCGGTGATGGAACAGGATTTGTAGATGATAATTGTATTACAGGCCATTATGATGATGAACCTAATGAAACACCACCAGAAGAACAGGAAGATGAGACAGAAGATGTAACATATACTACAGTGGAAACTGGGGAAGGTTTCTGGCAGGTTGCAGAAAGAGCATTGGGAGACGGTACGAGATATCTTGAATTAGCAGAGTTTAACGATATGGACATTAGTACACCGCTATATGCTGGCATGGAACTTAAACTCCCTAATTAA